AGGAGGTTCGACAGCTCCTCCCCGCAACCGGCGCAGGGCCGGAAGTTGTCCGGGTCGGCTGACCATCTCTCCAGGCTACCGAAACGGTCGAGCAGCTCGGTCAGGGGGCGCTCACCGGTCGCCATAGCTCGCCAGTCTCGCCTCGTCGAGCCCCACGGGTAGGTCCGGCCGAGAGGCTCTGGCCGGGGTGAGCACGTCCTCCCAGCGCCCCCCTCTCAGATAGGTCGCCGGGTGCGGCACGTAGGCCCCACCGTGACATTGCCAGTCGGCGCTGGCGACCTGGAGCTCAAGCATCGCCAGCATCTGCTCGACTGGAGGCCGAAGCGCCCTCGTCTGGCGCCAAGCCTTCGCGGCGTCGAGCTTGGCTCGCTTTTTCGGGTAGGCGGCCCACCACCGTTCAAAGTCGGGGTCCGGAGCCGACGCGGCGTGCTTGCCGTTAGTGCCGTTGCGGGGGCGGGTAGGTGATGAGGGATGCGGCGGAGCGATATCGAAGAGGTACGGGGCGTCAAGCGCCTGCGGGCGAGACGCCATCGCCTACCACCCCCGCCCAAGAAGCTCGTCCAAGACCGACCCGAGACCGAGCGCTGAAGCGGCTCGCTTAGCTTCTTCGCGTAGGCAGGCGATGCAGAGCAACCTGCCATCAACCTTGGTCAGGTGGCAGTCGGCCGCGCCGCAGCCGGCGCAACGAGGCGGAAGCTGTCGCCCGCTCACCACTTCGACCCCGGGGAGCAGTCGAAGCACCGGGGATAGAGCCCATCCCAGGCCGTGAGATCAAGCGGGAAGTGCTGGCGGTTGGCCGGTTTCAGCCGGCCGCAGAGCGAGCAGCTCTTGTGGCGAACGCCGTGCAGGGGGACGTGCGGAACGTGGAAGGGCGGAGTTTCGTGGAGTACGGGACCTGTGCTACTCTTTGCCACGGCGGCGACCTCCTTGTCAGGTCAGCCATGGGGCGCTCGGTCCTGCCGGGATCGGCGCCCTTCGTCTTTGTGGCCGGCCGGAGCCGGGGCGGGTGCAGCGGGGACGAGCCTACTCCTCGGCGCTGGCGTCGTCAACTCGGGATTAGGGCTCAGGGGTTCACGTACTCGGCGCTCGCATCCCCGCCTGGTCGCCGGCGCCCGGATCTCGGATGACGCATCCACCCGTCTGGCTCCGGCTCACGCTCCGGCGCCCAGGAAGCAAGGGCCACGACCGCGGCCCCCGGGGTGTCGTATCACCACCCATCGTCCAGCCCAGGTGAACCGATCGAGCCGATCACAATCCGCGCTCGACCGAACGTCAGTGGGATAATCCAGGCTCCCCGCCCATCCGGGAGCGTTCGCAGAGGGGGCGGAAACTCAGCCTCCACTGTCGCGTCTCCAGGCGATTTCACAGCGTCAACCTCCTGGCAGCTCCTCGACGTAGGCCCACGGCCTTGGCTTGGCGACGCCCATCAGGCCAAGGTGAGTTGTTCGGCCTCGACGCGCTTAACGGCCGCCATATTCTTCACGGACTGACGAAAATAGCTCGCCTTCAGTTCGACGCCAATCGCCCTCCGCCCGAGGCGAACCGCCTCGTGGACCTCGCTACCTACTCCCATGCAGGGGGTGAAGACGGTCTCCCCGGGGTTGCTCCAGAGGATGAGGCCGCGGTCGATAACGTCGAGCTGAAGAGGGTGGACGTGCTTCTCGTCCTCCTCGTCCCTCGCCTCCTTGAAGGGCAATACGCGATCGAGGCGGATGTCGTCCCAGAACGCGTCAGCGTAGCGCCGCCAGATCCAATGTGAGTAGAGATTCTCGGTCTGCTCGCCGGTCCAGCCACGATAAGCCATGAGTTCGCGAGGCATCTCCCTGGCGCCGTAGTACTCCATGAAACCGTTGGGGTGCGGGACTGGAGCGCCACCCTTGCCGCGGCGCTGGAAGCGCAACAGGTAGTCGGCAGAGGCAACCGAGCACCGGGAGGCGTCCGTCACGACCGTGGCGTGGGCCAAGCCCTTGGTCATCGTCCGGTTGCGCACGGCGAGCGGCTCTTTCCATACGTGGTACCGACCCTTGTAGCGCCAACCCTCCTCGCGGTGGAGTCGGATGATGTCGCCAGGGAAGTCCGTTAGATCGTCGTCGCCGGAGTTGCTGTTGGGGACGTCGATGCAGTGGACGAGCGACGAGCGCCCCGGCAGCGTAATCCGAGCCAGTTCGGCGACAACGAACCGGTAGTGCTCCATAAACTCGGCATAGGTGCGAGCGTTCGATAGGTCGCGGTCGGAGCTGCTGTAGTGATAGAGCGCCCCGCCCCGCTCGGTCGCGAAAGGAGGGGAGTAGATCGACAGGTGAATGCTGGCGCTTGGGAGCGTTGGCAACAGCTCGCAGGCGTCGCCGCAATAGATCGCGTAATCGTCAGTCACGACTTGATCGAACACAGCCACGGCGGCACCTCCGGCCTTGTTGTCGCGTCGGCCCCGCGCTCAAGATGCAGGGCGTCGCGCATGTGGTGAATCAACTCAGAGAACATCTCGTCGGCGGCCCGAGCTTTCCGCCGAACATTGACGAGAGCCTCGACGCCGCCCTCGGTCGCGATGGTGTCAACGATGACCGGCTCGCGCTGACCGAAGCGCCAACACCGACGAATGGCCTGGTACCGCTGCTCGAACGAGTGCGAAGGGAACATGGTCATGTGGGCGCAGTGCTGCCAATTCATGCCCCAGGCACCGATTTTCGGCTTGATAATTAGAACGCGGCACCGGCCCTCAGTGAAAGCGGTGAGACGCTCCTCCTTTTCTTCCAGCGACATCGCGCCGCTCACCTGCGCGGCGTCCGGGAGCAGGGACGCAAGGAGATCACCCTCTGAATTGAGATTGCACCAGGCAATGGCTGGGCGATCGTGACCAAGCAACTCGGCCGCCCTCTCGCAGCGCTCGGCAAGGGTGCGCCGCGCCTCCTCCCATTCCTCCTGAAGGCCCTGAGCGGGCACGGGGAAGAGCGTGCCCGGCGCCAGCGTCCGCGCCTCAACCAGGTGCTCGCGCTCGACCAAAGGGGGAAGGTCAAACCCATCATCGCTGAACCCGAGATCGGAGGGCCGACGGAGTGCTCGGGCCCACGAGCACACCCATCGCCAGAAGGGGTCGCGGGCATGGCCCTTGAAACGCCAGCGGACAGGACCGCCGCCTTGAGCGCGCCACGCCGCCCGCATCGAACTATTACCCTGGTCGTTGCGGAAGAAGCGATTGAGCATGTCGACCTGACCGAGATGGCCTAGCGCCTCGCTGGAGGTGCCCAGTTCCACGTAGTCATTAGGGGCCGCGGTCGCGGTACAGAGTAGCCGATACGGCAAGGGGCGCAGGAATTCAGTGATAGTGGCGCGGCGGACTCCGTCGAAGCTTTTGAGGATACTTGATTCATCGCAGACGCACCCGGCGAAGTCGGCGGCGTTGAACCGTTCCAGTCTCTCGTAATTGGTCACATTGATACCGCGGCGGGCGATGCCGTCGGCCGAGCGATGCGCCTCGACTCCGAAGCGGTCTGCTTCGCGAAGGGTCTGGCTTCCGACTGCCAGCGGAGTTACGAGCAAGACCGGGCGGTTGGTGTATCGCACGACGTTCTCCGCCCACACAAGCTGCATGAGCGTTTTGCCGAGCCCGGTGTCGGCGAATAGCGCGCACTTGCCTTGCTGGATCGCCCATTCGTCCAGTGCGCCCTGAAAGCCGAAGAGGAACTCCGGCAACCATAGCGGCGCGAAGCCCACCGGCGACCCCTCTTGCGCCTTGCGAGCCAAAAAGTCGTGGTACCCCAACTCAGTCTGACCGTCCACCTGGATGGACCTCCAGGGTCCATCCCTTGACGTGGTGATCGTAGCCGCGGCGAAACTCGACGCTGGTATCCTCGTCGCGCGTAAGCGAACCCGATGGCAGCGCCGCCTCTAGCGCGCGCTCGAAGTCGGCAAGGAAGCGCCCTTGCGCTACGAGCAAGGCTGACCAGCCAGCGCACGGCTCACAGAGCTGCTCCCGCGCGCACTCCTCCGAGCAGCAGTCGACGGGGAGTGGGCGGGAGCAGGCGCGGCACACCAGCGGCCCTGGAGGTCCGCCGTGGTCAGCGCACCGGATGTGGCCCTGGGCGTCCCGGCCCCAGGCGAGACCCCCGCAGGCGAAGGCGACGTGGCAGGCAGGGCCGTCGTGGCGGATCTGGAGCTCCAGGCAGTCCTGGGGCCAAGGGTTGGGCCAGTTCGGGAACTTCGAGTGCGGGGCGGAGGCAGGGCTCATATTTTAGTTTGTCCTTTCGAGGTCGCCCTGCCGCCGCACCACGACCGCCGGCGCCGAGAGCGCCTGGTCAAGTTTTGAGTGCCATTTTCCGCGCGCCGTTGGATCGCCTTGCCGAGAGCTGCCCGCGCCGCCTCCCTCTCTTGCAGGGCGCGGCGGCGGGCCAGGTGGAGGCGAAGGCGGAAGAGGGGCGACACCTAAAACTCCTCGTCGTCGACGATGACTACGCCGCGGGTGTCGCCGTCGTCCTCGGACTCTGCGTCGCCTTCGCCGGCGACCGCATTTTCCGCCGCCAATTCGGCCGCCCAGCGCGCCGCATCCTCGGTCGACGCCTCCCGCATTCCCTCGTCGCCGATCTTGACCTGCCGCTCGTCGTCGGTCAGGGGCCGCTGCTCGATGGCGGAGCCCGTATCGGCGCGCACGAGGAACTTCCATCCCAGCGCCGGGGCTGCGAACCACTCGCAGTCGACTGGCCGCATCTCGGCGCGGTCCTCCATCTCCTCGGCGAGCAGCGCCATTTTCCTGCGGGTCGCGGCGATCCCCGCCTCGTGCGCCTTCTTCGCGTCCTTCCAGCCGTCGGCCCCCTCCTGGAGGGCTGCGTCCTCCGCCTGCCGCTTCGTTTTGCGCTTCATGCGGTTCCTTTCAGGTTTACGTCGTGATGGTAAACGGCGATGGCCAGCGCTTGCCAAGCATCGCCGGAGATTCCGTAGGTTGGGCCGGGCGCCTTCTTTGTTCCAGGGGCTCCGAGACGATCGATCAGGGCTTGGCGGATGTTGCCGTCCTTCGCTCGCGCAGACCCGCAGAGGTAAAGCTTGATGTCGCGGCGATAGATCAGCGCGGGATAGCTTCCACCTAGGTTCCGAGCGGCGCACAGCTCCGTCAGGCGGCCGATCCAGACGCACGTCTCGAAAACCTCGCGGCCCACCGGCATGCCGTAGGAGGCGACCATCTCGATAGCGACATCCGCCGTCCCGAGGCCAGGCAAGTGATAGATCAGATCGCAGGTCGGAACAGTCCCACCCTGCGCACGCGGCGGCGCCATCGGCCGGTCCCTCGGCGCCTCCGGGTACGTCGCCCAGGCGCTCCTTTCCGGGCCGGGGTCAATGCCGACGATCACGGCTGCTCCAGGCCGGCCGCGGCCGGCTTGAGGCTCGCCTCTTCCATCGCCGCCGCGGCCAGGCCGGCCACGATTGCAGCGCCAGCGCCGGCACCAGCGCCCTGGAGGATGGCGTCTCGCTCGGCAGCGACGCTGCGCAGGTTCGCCTCCAAGCGCTCCAGTTCGAGCTGCGCCCAGCGCGGGAGCTTCGACCGGTCGCCGCTCATGGGTTCGCCTCGGCCAGCAATGCCGCTATCTGCCCCTCGATCTCGGCTCGCTTCTTGGTCAGCTCGCGGAGAGCCCACTTCGCGGCCATGCCCCGCTCCCGGAAAACGCTGATGCCCTCGCATGCGGAGAAGCCGAGCGACGGGAACCACCAATACGAAGGATTCTCTGGCTCGCAAGTGTAGCCAACCGCCTCCGTCAAGCGGCCGCCATTGTGGACGACCCACCACGTCTGTTTCCGCCGCTCCCGGGCCCACGGTTGCCTCGCGCGTCATGGCTTCCCCTTCGCCCGCTTGTTGATCTCCTCCACAACCCGCGCCTCGATGGTGGCCGGCTGATCCTCCAGTAGGCCGCCGAGTGTCTCCTCCTCGATCGCCTGCATGCTGACGCCCCGCGAGGCGGCAAGATCCCGCAGATCGGCGACCGTGGCGGGGTCGAGCAAGGCGCCGCCTTCCCCCTCCTGCGCGCCATCCTGGGGGGCGTCCTCGACCTCGGCGGGCGCGGGCTCCTGCATCGCCTTCAGCCGCTCCGCGAGAGCCTGGGTGCGGGCGCCGTGCTCGGCCTGGATCTCCAGGACCGGGGTGCCGCCGATCTCGGCCTGCTCGGATGCCTCCATGGCGTAACGGGCCGGATCGTCGGTCGGAAAGTACTCGCGATTGCCGGCATAGTTGCACAATGTCTTAATCGCCATCTCCAGCGGCCACTCGTTCCAGATGCTTTGATCCTGCGCCTTGTTGCGGCGCTTCTGGATCTCCGCCTTGTTGAGATAGGCGATGCGCGCCTGCTGCCGCTGGCCGGCCGGGAAGACGCGGATGTAGCCGTAGCGCAGGGTCTCCCAGGTCGCCGGCAGATCGAGGTCGCGTTCGTGCTCGACGCCGGGATTATCGCCCTCGCGGATCTTGAAGCGTTCACCCTCGAAAACGAGGACGGGCTCCAGCTCCCAACCGGCGCGGCGGGCGAGCCGGATGTAGGCCCGGAAGCTCATCTGCCAGTTGGCCTCCAGGGCGTTGCCCTTGTGCTTGTTGCGCCGCGGGATCAGCCAGACATCGGGCCGCGGCCCGCCAGGGAAGAGCCCCGAGAGGGCGGAGAGGACGATGGCCCGCGCGACGCTCTCGGGGGTGCACTCTCGAAGGGCTTGTTGAGCATCGGCCGAGAACGCCACCCGGAAGCGCGCGCGCGCCCGTTTCAGATCAGAGTCTGGGACGGAGATCGGGAGAGCCGCCACCACCTGCGTGGTCATGCGGTCCACGAACGCGTCGTAGGGGGAACGCGCGGCGATGGCCCGCTGCTCGGAGGTAACGACCTCGGCCGAGGCGGAAGAGGTTTTCGTCCCGGTCGCCATCACGCCTCCTTGCCGTCGTCGGCGAGAACGGAGATCCGCAGCAGTGACGCCCGACTCTCCAACAACTGCATCAAGAGCTGGTCAAGCGTGCCCTGCGGGAGGGACGAGAAGGCGCGCATGATGCGTTGGGCCTCGTCCCGGAAGAGCGCCAGGGTATTGGGTCGCCACTCGCTCTCGTCGGTCCCGGCCACGCGGGGCAGGTCCCCGGTGATGCTGAGCACGGCCGGCTGGACGGGTAGAATGGTCGCGTCGGCCTTGCAGACGGTGATCGATAGCGGCTCCATCACGCCTCCCGCTGATAAGAGGAGACGCCGGTGTTGACCGCACCGCCGACCGGGACCGAGAGCAGCTCGTCCGCGGTGGCTTTAGCGTAGAGTCGCGCGCCGATCTCCAGGAGCCGACGAGCCAGTTCGCGGCCCGAGTACGCGACATCGCCGTCGACGGAGCGCCACCGCTGTTCGTCGAGAGCCGGGCCTCTTGCGTTTAGGTGGTCCATGGTCGATTCTCCTTATCGGTTGACGAGCTTCAGGCTGCGGTACTTCCCCGGGGCCACGACGTGGCCGGCCCGGTCGTATTCGTAATACGTGTAAACCTTCTTCCCGTCTCCGAAGTCCAGGGCTTCGGCGTCTCCCGCAGCAGCGAGGAGCTTGGCCTGCGCCCCGTCCTTCGCCTTCTTGGCGTCGGTCTCGGCTGCGGCCGCCTCCTGGTACGCCAGGGCCAGCGCGGGGTCCACCGTGGCTACGGAGCGGGGCTGCCGCCGCACGCGCTTCAGCACGTCAAGCGCCGCGCCGCCGTACCCCTCGAAGGGCTCAGGCGGGACGCCGGCGAGCACGTGCTCTTCCCAGAACTTGCGGCAGAGGAGGAACACCACCTCGATCAGCCCCTCGTTGCGGGGCGCCGAGTACAGCTCGATCCGCGCTCGGCCGTACCGCGGAAGGAGCACCGGGACGATCACTTCTCGCGATGGGCGACAAAGCATCTGGTGGGCTGTCTGCACTAGGACCCTCTCGGGCACGGCGTCCGTCCCTGGTTCGCCGAACTCGGTGCCCATCCCCGAAAACTTTGCCTCCATGTGGCGATCATCGCCTATCACGATGGCGTCGAGGTTGGCGCGCAGCCAGGGCTCGGGGCCCTGAACAGTGACGTTCTCCTGGATCTCGACGCCGAGCCGATCGGCAGCTTCCTGGAGGATGGCGGACTCGAAGCGGTTGCCGAGCCGCATCGGTAGCGTCTCCTTCGCGGGCTCGACCTCCAGCACCTTCTGGAGGTAGATGCCCAACGCTCCAGGCGGCGTCAAGTTCAGAATGGCCGGGACATCGCTCGATCCGATGGCGGTACGGCGGGCGCGCCGTTGCGCCTCAGAGATGCCCATCGGCGGCCTCCTCTCCGGCAAGCGCGAGGGCATCGAGTGCGCCATCGAACTCGGCGTACATGCCGCGCCCAATGTGATGGTTATTCTCGCCGTGGTGAAGGTCGTCTACGAAGCTCACTAGGGCGCGCAGTGCGGCAAGAAGGCGAGGTGCCGCAGCCGCCAGCGCGGGCGTGACGGCTGGCCGGCGCCGGTACTCGGGCAGCTCCACGCTTGCCACGCGCAGGATGCGCAGGATCGTTTCCAGGGTTCGCTGGCAGGCCGGGCAAGGCACCAAGCCGGGCTCCCGGTCAGCGATCGCGCGAAGGTGTTCGCGCAGCAACGTTTCGACTTCCCCGTGGGCGTTGTAGCGGCGACCCGCCTCAATCATGAACGCGCGCCGCGTGGCGAGGTCGAGGGAGCTGTACCCGGGCACGCCAGGGTCGCACGTGGTCAGCGCTCCGCCCGACTCGTCATAAAGACCGTCAGCGTAGTTCGGCGGCCCCACGTGAACCCTCGCAGGCAGCTTCGGCGGCTCGGGGGCCAGCGGTAGATCAAGGGCTGCGGCGAGCTGCTCCATGGCCTGCCTGCGGCTGGCCCCGGGCGGGACCGCCTCGATCGCAGACCACAGCTCATCGACGGTGTAGGTGCGCGGTGTTGACGCGCTCATGAGCGGAGCCCCTGCGCTGCGAGGCGATCGATCTCTCGGCTGATGACCTCCAGACCGGCCGAGGCGTGCGCAGCGTCTACGAGCAGGTCGAAGGCGCGAAGGGCCGCATCCTCGCCTTCGGGTTCCAGAAAAAGAAACCAGCGCTCGCGGGGAGGAGTGCAATCAAAGTCATGGAACTCGCACGCCGAGGCGCCTGAAACAGTGTTGAGGGTGACGGCGGGGCGATCGCACCAGCGGCAACCTGTCTCCTGGTGGCGCAGATAGAGCGCATAAACGGCCGAGCCGTCCGTCAGGCGCGCACTGACGAGTCGCACTCCAGAACGTTCCCTTTCAATCATCTCGCCCTCCTTTCGACAACATTCTGCGGCGAGCCGCGTAGGTGCGTCAAGCGTTGGAGCGCCAACAAAGTGAGCAATGCGGCGCCAAACCCAACGGCCGCAGGGGTTTCGACGTGTGTCAGCCGCGCTGACTTGCGTATCAAGAGGTCGCAGTGCTATGCTCGGCGCCCATGAGGCGGGCAGGCGAGACACCGAACGATTACGTCGCGGCGGCCCTGCGGGAACTGCGCGGCGACACTGGCAAGACCCAGGCCGAACTAGCGGAAGCCATGGGCTTGAGCCGGTCCAGCGTCGCCAACATGGAGCGCGGCGCGCAGCGGATTTCCGCCGAGCATGTTTGCCTGGCTGCCAGGTTCCTGTCTTGCGAGCCGAGTGATCTGCTGCCGAGTCACCGCGAGTTAAGGAGGATGGTGCCATGAGCGTCCGTCGTCCCCTGCTGGTCATCGTGTTGCTCCTCGCGTCCGGTTGCGCCTGCCACACGACCTGGTTCCGCTCCTGTCGCGGTCGGCTCGCGCCGCCAGCACCGGGCTGCTGGGCGGACGAAACCGGGGAGGTGCACTGCAAGCCCAGGGAGAGCCTCACCCCGCCGCCTCCCGGTCGCGCTGCCGAGCATCGGCGCTAGCGTGCTGGAGCCGATGCTGTACGGCGGCAACAAGGGCGGCGGCCCTGAGGCGGGAGGGTAGCCCGCGCTGCTTCGTCAGAATCTCGACTGCCTGCGACAGCTCGGCCGCCATCCGGTGTTCTTCGATCAGCGATAGGGTGCCCGCTGGCTCGCTCACTTCGCACCGCCCTTGCGGCAGTCGCCGCCCTGGCAGCGAAGGATGGCGGAGCGACAGGCGCGGAAGGCCGTCTCGCCGTTGACCGGCTCCTTGATCCATACTGTGCACGAGTCGGCGTCCAGGGCGGTGACCCGCAGGCCCTCGCCCGGCTTGAGCGAGCCCGCGGGCATGGTCTTCACCGTGACGGTCTCCAGCGGCTTGATTCGGTGCGCTGGCGCGGCCAGGGCAGGGAAGGCTAGGAGCAGGGCAAGGAGGGCGAGGGCCAGGGGCTTGGCCGCGCCCCGGCTGGGCGATGACAGCTCCGTGTCGAACTCGGCCTGGACGCGCTCGGCGATGTAGTCGAGTTCGGCCTTGCGCCAATCGAGCCATGCCGGATCATCGCCTTTCGGGCCAGCGTAGGCCGTGGCCGGGCCGGCGTTGACTCGCTCGGTGTAACGTCGGTTCAACTCGGCGAGCTGCTCTTGGGTGTAGCCCTCTGTGTTGTCGGTGCGGAAGCGTCCATAGCTCATCGGGGTCTCCCTCTCGGTCTGCGGGGCTGGATCGCCCTCGTCTAGTAGCCGTAACGAATCTCTGCCTCGCGCTCGCGGGCGTAGGCGGCTTGGCGCGACTGGTGCTTCTCATACCGCGCGAGCAGGCCGGCGGGGCACTTGTCCTCGTCCACAACCAGCACCACGCGCTGCCCATCGCACTCGGAGCACTGCACGTCATATGCGCCCTGCATGTAGCTCTCCTGGTCCTCCGCCCCCCACTCGGCCCACTCGCTGGAGGTGATGCCGCTTGAGAAAGCGGGATGATCATGCACGCCGCTACCAGCACACCGGGGACACACTTCATACTTGGCAGGGAGCGAAACCTCTTCCGTGAACTCGCCGTCTTCATCCTCGCCGTCCAACTCGATTTTGATCACCATGGGTTCGATCCCTCCAATGCTGGCCTGGGCTCCGTTGCCCTCGCCATGGTCAGGAGTATGCGCCACGGGAATGCTGGCCGCAAGGGCTCGGCTGCGCACGATGTGGGCAACCCGGTGCATCTGCCTGACGCATAAGAAGTTGCTCGTGCGCGTATCGCCTATTGACGCGGGAGGGATGCGGCCTCTATACTGCCGGGCATGCAGAAACTAGACATCGGAAGGGCCCTCCGCATGGCCCGCACCGGCACCCCAGACCGGACCCTCCGGGGACAGCGGAAGTTTGCCGCCGCCATCGCCACCTCGCAGGGCCACCTCTCGCGGGTGGAGAACGGGGTGAGCGCGCCGTCTCTGGACCTCCTCGTGCGGGCGGCCGGGATCGCCGGCATGCGGCTGTCGGACCTCATCGCCCTGGGCGAGAGGGAGGGGTCAGCGT